TAATCCTTCGATTGTTGACCCACTGTAAGTAGTGTGAAAGACTATACCAAATTTTGCAGCTGATATTTGTTTTCCTAATGCAGAATTAACATCAACTGCATAGAAAATAGTGTTAGGTTGGAAAGTGACACAACTAACACCATCAATTTTCTTCTTTTTCTTATCTCCACTGGTGAACATTAAGTCCCCTTGAAGGATATTTTTAAAAGATAGTTTTGAAAGGTGTTTGAATGCTTCTAAGAATTTAGTTTCAAGATCACCACTTAACTCTTTTGCATCTTTGATCTGTTGTTCGGATGTATAGAACTTAGGTTCTTTAGTGAATAGAGATTTCTTTGCAACAAAGAACTGATTAGTTTCGGGATGTTTACCTACAATCAACGCTGGAGCTCCATCCCATTTAACTGTCATGTTGACTTTGTCGTTAGTTCTACCCTTCAACATGTCTCTGAGACCTTGAAGAAAAAATATAGAACCACGCCCACCATCAATACCTTGATTAATGATTTCGTCTTCTAAATGTTCTAAATGTAGATTTTTCGCTGCCATAATAGTAGATTATACACGCTTTTAATGTGTCTGTCTACTATTTATGATTTTAAATGACTATAAAGGTTGATGATTGGATTGTGCGTGTGTTCCCGCTTCTTTCTCTTCCACTTCTACCTTTTGTGCTGTGACTCTAGCAATTTCTGTATTAACTTCAGTCTGTGCCGTAGTAAACTTAGTTAACCTTGCAGCTATATATGTATCAACTGCTGCCTGATCTGCATCCCAAGTATCATAACTTTCTACCTCTTCATCCCTCGCGTTAGGAAATTCTGAATCATTCCTATTAGTAGAATTAACAAGTGCTGTAGATAGTTCTTCTTTTGTTGTTCCAGCAGGTAAGTTTGTGAAAAAAGTTACTAATCCATCAAGTTCTGTTTTAGTCGTGTTCAAATTCACTAGATCGTCTGTGAATTGTTGGATTTCTGTTGCCCAGTGTCCCATATGTATTTCCCCTAAATTGTGTGGTAATACTGTTATTTATGTTTTTGAGAGTGGTCGAGAGTGTAAATCATCATCTAATTCAGACATTTTTTTACTGATTAGTTTGATTTGAATTTTATCTTCTTTTAGTTTTGCATTGCGTAAGGCTTTTTTTAACTCGACCTTACGAGTTATTATATCAATAACTTCATTCCCTTTTAAATTTCTACCCATTGCAATACCAAAATCATAATGTTACATATTATTTAGGCACAAAAGATAGGCCGAATAACCAAATTCTTTTACATTAACTATAAAGTTTGTTCCATCAAATGTTATATTCTCACACATTTCAGTCTGACCATTATAAGTATAAGTCCAATCACCCAGTGTATATTGCACAACATCATGATGTGTATGATAAGAATTTACAAAATTATCTCTATCTTGAATAGTTGTGTTCAAATCTACAAGGGTAGTGTGCATATCTATTAATTCATAAGGGTCTCTATTGTTCATGGTCTCAGTAAAACTAAATGCAGTGTTGTCCGTGTTGTGTATTCTAAAATCAAACAGTTCGTTAGAAGAAAGACATATGTCCTCGACAAATCTACTATCCCCGCGTATTACATAACCATGTCTACAAGATGTTTGATTATTTGGTGTAAAATGAACAATGGCCTCTACAACCCCATTGACACTGTCAATCCCTATTCTTATAGTCTCATTGTCTAGTAATTCATAAGAGATATAACTCTCTGATATATGGACATTTGCATTAGCTTGAATATTCTCTAAGGTAATCTCTATTGGATTACTATCTGAGTCTAATATTTGACCAGTTTGGTTTGCAACTAATTCCCTAATACTATGTTCTCGTTGAAAGAAAAAAGTATCACCAACCGATGTTCCTTCTGAATCATTATAAATGTCAAAAGTAATCGTAGTAAACGGTGTATTTGTGAGTATAGTATCTACTAGGTTATCAGATACCATTGAAATCATGTTTAAATTGTAGTGATCTCCGACTATTTCTTCGATCTTACTTGATGTGGTTAGAAAATCCACGATCTTCTCACCAATTTCTTGTTTTTCAGTATCTTCGGATGCTATAAAATCCTCATAAAAGTCTGCTGGATTGATATAATACTGATTTTGTAGATCAAACATGACATCATCTATCTTAGATGATACCTGTGATCCTATATTATTTGCAGTTATTTTACACCCATTTTCTACTGAAATACTATTAGTAAGGGAGTCAACTATGTATTGGGTAAAAAGTGTCGTAAAAGGCGTTATATTTGCCCTCTCTGACGAATTATTATAAGGGAAATACATCATAGTATAGGCATTTTCAACCGTCCCTCTGACGCTATCTGTGGCTCCTACAGGCACTTCTGCTACCCTTGGACGCAGGTTTGCACATGCTAAATCATAATCATCCACTAAAATGAACTGAGATTCAACAAAATAGTATTCCTCATTTGCTAAGTCTTCCGTTGCACTGGGTTCACCCTCATCTTGAACAAGATTCCAGTTAAAGTCTATGTAAACATTTGCACCACTAATATATCCATCAATCACCTTTGTTTGTAAGATGTATTGGGATGTTGGTGCAATCGTGGCTGTAAACCCTTGTGATGTGATTGTTGGTTCATCAAATTCTACTGAACTTCCACCACCACAAGCTGTTATAATTAATACACTACTGAGTGTAATTAAAGTTTTTATATTTTTCATTTTTACCTCTATCAAAAACTGGTGTCTCATTATCATCTTCTATTGCTGAATCAATTAACTCTTCCTGAGCCTCTTGTTCACAGTCGTATAACTTCATACGACTTCGATCAATACCAATTACAAATCTTTTGAATATGGTAGGGTCATTATACCTATTTTTTAATTGTTTAATAACCATTTGGTCTAACTCTTCTAACTCATCGGATGTAATCATTGCAAACATAAAATCTGCTGTTGCTGGTAATCCAAATGATTCGGAAGTGTCTGTTAAATCTATATCTGTTGACCCAAAACCAGCTCTTGTGGTTTGAGTTGCACTCATAATTGGAACATCATATTCCACTGCAAGTCCTCTTAATTCTTCTGCAATACTCTTAACTAATGTATATGAGTTTGCACCTTGGCCAGGCCTAATTCTATTTGATGCACAAATGTTTAGATAATCTATAAAGATAACATCAGGTTTAAAATCTTTCTTAATACCTAATTCTTGTATTAGATGTCTAAAGTGTCCAACATGAGCTGCAGCTGTTGGATATTCCTTAACAATTAATTTACCCTTGGTCTTATCTTTAATCTTATCGATCTTTTTACTATACATCTTTTTAGATAAGTCGGGAATTTCCTTCATTGGAATATTAAGGATATTTGCATCTATTCTTTCTGCAATTCTTTCTTCACTCATTTCAAGTGTAATGTAAAGAACATTCTTATTCATCATAAGACTTGCACTTGCCATGTGACACATGAACAATGATTTACCAACACCTGTTCCTGCTAAACAAATGTTTAATGTCTTATTGGGTAATCCACCTTTGGTGATTTTATTGAAATACTCTAAATCAAACGGAAGTTTCTCTTCATCTGTATGATAAAAATCAAATCTTTTTTCTTCGTCCTCTAATACATCATGACCTATATGAGTATCAAAAGACACGGAAAGCGCATCCTTGAGAAGTTCGGGTATTTCACCAGTTGATCTTTGAGAAGTTTTATCGATTACCTCGATACTGTCCATGACTGCAATATAGATTGCTCTATCTTTGCACCATTGTTCAGTCTCATCAATCAACCATTCTTGTGGTGTCTCTTCTTTATTTCTACTAAAATCGTTAACAACTGATTTTGAATTTTTGACAACTACTTCATTGAGAGAAGTATTATTGTCAAGATTTATGAGAAGTGCCTCAGTTGTTGGTGTTTTAGTATATTTAAAGAAGTAATCCTGTATTTCTGAAAATACAGTCTTTTCATCACTTTCGGTGAAATACTCTGATCTTAAAAAAGGAATTACTTTCCGTGAATATTCTTCACTCTGAACTAGGTTCCTGAGTATTGTCTGTTCTAATCTCTGTTCCATAACTAAAATATTTGTTTGCTGCCTGTTCTAATTGATCCATAACATCTTCTGTAAAGTATTTCTCAGGATTGTTATTAATTGTCTTACCAAATTCTGTTTTACCATTTGGAAGTTCAACCCTTGTTGAAGACTTTTTAAAGATGTCAAATGCAAGTGCCATTTCTAATAGACCGTAATATCTATCAAGTCCTTTGTCATAAGTTAATCTGACATCGACTATTCTATTCTCTACGGTTAATCTAGATTTTGCGTTCTTGCAATGTATGATATTTCCAATAACTTCTTTCCCATCTTTTTCTTTTTTTCTAGATAGATAGATTATAGATGAAGCTGCATACTTCAATCCACTACCACCACCCATCTCTTTTTGTGGGAACATTGAACCTATTACATCATAAGTGTGATTAGTTACAATCATAGGAACTTTTGCACGACCAAGTTTTAATGTAAGGACTCTAAATGTTCCTTTAACAATTTGTGCCCGAGTCATATCTCTAGTTTCCTTACCAGCTGCCGTATCCTCAATCTCTTTGGTAGTTGATAACATACCAAGTGAATCCAATACAAATAACATAGGTGGTCTTTTAGACTCTTCTGTTTCTAGATATTTGTCTAAGATATTTAACGATTGATTTCGGAACTCTTGAACAGTAACTACTGGAACAATTATAATACGACTAGAATCAATACCTCTTGATTCAATCATATCTTTTGTTAGTGCAGATTCACTTTCAAAGTAAACAACTGCAGCTTTGGGATTATCTTCAAGGAATTTTTGACATACTCCTAATGCAAAGAATGTCTTACCTGTTGCAGATTCCCCTGCCAGTGCTGTGATTTTGTTTGATGGTAGTCCACCGTATAGTGAACCACTTAAAAGTGCATTGAAAATGTATGATCCAGTATCAATAAATGAATCTACATCACCAGCTGCTACACCTTCTGATACGAGACTTGCATACTCGTTACCACTGGATTTGATTAAGTCTTTTATAAATGACATATCCACCTCTCATAATGTATATACATTATAATATATATTGTTGGATTTGTATAGAGGGTTTTAGGTTTTTTCTTTGGGTTTTTGACCGTTCATTGGTTCTTGGTGGTCTAACCATCTTTCTTCCATCATGGTCTTGATTGATTTTATCTGAACTTCCATACAAAGAACTATTGCATATAATATCCCTATGAGGATAACATACACTATGTCCATTGCTGTAATTTCCATCACTCTGGCCCCTGTCCGTTCTCAATGAGCCACTTCCTATTTTCTAAATGACCTTTTTTAATATCATCTTTGCTTTGTCCTTCATAAGGAACTGCATGATGATCCCGAATAACCATTTCATTGAAACATTCTGTTTTAGCTGGATCATATAAATTACCCAAGATTCTACCAAATTTTCCTTTAGCAGAACTCTCAACTAAAATGTGATCGTATTGTTCTATCCAATCTTTAAGATAATATTTTGCTAAGAGACCAAATTTCTTTTCTACTTTGTCTCTTGTTCGGCTTTCAGGCGTGTCGATACCAACAAGTCTTACTCGTCCTTTCTGAAAGAAGTTAAAGCCTAGGTCTAACATCACATCAATGGTATCACCGTCAACAACTCTCAATACTTTAGCTTTATATATAAATGGATTCACTATTCTATTTATTGAAAGAAAGAATCTAAACTTGCAACAGGTTCAACATTCCAGTCAATTAAATTAATAACTGCCTTCAATGGTTCGATAAATGCCTTATCAAACTGTTTATCATAATCAATAAATCGTTTTAAATCTAATTCGTGTGGTAAAACACTCATAAATGAGATAACATTTTCATTTATCGGGTTTGGAACTGTAAGATATGCAAAATGAATCTTGTCTCCACTCTTAATCAATTCATATCGTTTATTAATGTTCTTCTTTTTCAATAGATGATTAAATAACAAAGACCCTCTGACATGGATTGGTGTTCCTTTACCGTAGATATGTGTAGTGTCAGTATACTGTTCAAGATTATTAACTCCTCTCGGTGATGCTACTTCCTCAGGTGGTAAATTCCTAAATTCTTTTCGTGCATTCTCTACAAAATCCCATAACACCTCTTCATCTTCTGTCATAACCAATTTAAATGCTTCGGTTAATTTTCCTCTAATCCATTGTGGTGTAGAACTCTTTGCAGTTTCAATACCCATCATTTTGAGTTTTGGTTCTGAATATCTAACACCCTCTGAATCATATACATTAAGAATATATCTTTTCTTTGCAGTCCAAATACCTCTGTCTGCAATTACCTCTCTACCCATTTCCATCTTTTGTTGGAACGCGTTGGTGTATTCTGCAAGGTCTTTAAATCCATCTGTCAATACATCCTCAATTTTGTCCTTTGCAACCGTATCTAAAAAATCAATAATTTTATTCTTTGGAGTGTCATCATCAAACACTTGGGATACCAATTTATCCATAGTAATGTATACCGAATCCGTATCCATTGCAATCACATAGTCTTCGTCCTCTGTTTGGAGAATCTTATTAAGGTAATCATTAATAGTTTTTTCTGCCCATTTGATTACCATCTGTCCTGAGGTTGTAATTGCCTCTGCAAGATCAACATTAAAGAAGGCAAAGTATTGATTAGCAAGAGCTCCGTATGCACTGTTTAAGGCGATCTTTCTAACTTGTTGGTTGTTATAAGCTCGTTTAATTAAGGTGTCTAGTTTAAGTCTTCTTTCTGCATCTGCACTCTGATATTCAACCTGATACTTAATCATTTTCTTTTTCCACATACTTCTTTCATCATAGAATTTTTCCATGAGTTCGGGAAGGAAACCTTGTTTGTCTCGATTGAACACTGCCCCATTAGGTGTTACCGTAAAGTTGTCTATATTTGAAATTGCGGAAAGTTTCCTTAATTCTACTTCTCGATTGAAATCACGGCTTAGGACACTTGCGACACTTATATCGGCCTTACCTTTAATCATCTTCTCAGGAGAAATATTATACTGCATAATTAAGTGAGGATATAGACTATTCAAGTCAAATGATACCACCCAATTATGACCACCCACTTGTGGTTCTTTTACATAAGCTCCAACGATTGAATGATTCTTTCCATCTCTTCTAAGTTGTTGTGGTGGTGTTGCAATGTTCTGTTCTTTTAAGAAGTTGTAAATAATGGTTTCCCAATACTTAACCATACCAAATGTATCATTAAAATTACACTTTGCATTATAAGACATCGTTAAGATTAATTCAATCAATCCTAACTTCTCTTCTAACTCTTCAATAAGAACTACATCCCTGACATTATACTCAAGGAACTTTGGATAATTCTCTCGGTAAAGTGTGTGAAGATTTCCATATTCAGAATAATCTAATTTACCTTTACCTAACTCTACATTTGCAATATGATCAAGTTTATAACTTTCTTGATTAACAAATGTATGTTTTCTATATAAGTCCAAATAATCAACAATGTTAATTCCATACAAAGTGTATGCCATGTTCTTTTGATAACCCTGTGCATTCCACTCTCTCACATCAGACATTTTCCATGGAGATAATTTCTTATGTTCACCGTCTCCAAATAATCTATCGATACGGTTACAAAGATAAGTTACATCAAAAGCATCAACATTCCAACCAGTAATAATATCAAACGACTGTTTGATCCAATAACCCATAAACTCTCTTAACAGTTCATGTTCATCTTCACAGTTATGATATATTACTCCTTGTTTTTCCCATTCACCAATTCCAAATGTATGTGCTGTTTTACCAAAAGGTTTTATGGTTATTGCATTAACCTTTTCTTTTGCTTCGGCTGGTTCGGGAAATCCCTCTTCACATTCACACTCAATATCGAGAGCTGCAATTCGGATTAAATCTTGATTAAATTTTATATTCCCTTGAAACTTATCTGCAATATAAGTGTAAACATATCTGTCATATCCATGAATTTCAAATCCATGAGTATCTTTATATTTTTCTCTGAACTTTCTTGCACCACCCATTGAATTGAGATTGACAACCTCAAGTGGTCTTCCATCTAACGAATGATATGGACTTTCACCTTTTTTAGATGGGATGTAATGATTAGGACGATAGGCCACAGACAACTTTTGTTGTTCGTTTCCTTTATATCCTTTAACTAGAATCTTGTCGCGAGTTCGACAGACATTTGTATAAAAATCCATACTGTTATTATACCACAGTATCTATTCTTTTAATAGTGTCTTTTCTACTCCAAATTGAGTTTCTATAGCAGATTTTATATCAATATATTTTGCAATTAACTCAATTTCTTTTTCTATTGTTTCCAAATGATCAGGATGTTCTGCAACACCTGCTGGATTTTGTAAATGTATTTCTACATTCGTTGTGTGTTTTTGAATTTGTGCATTTGCACTTTGCACTAGCGTTTTTAGGATTTCATCCTTCATGTGTATAGTCATAATATAATTATTCCCCTCTTTTGTTACCAGTGGCAACTTTATAATTCGTTTCAAGAGCTGGTCTAGGTTCAAAACATGAAACAACTTGTCCCCA